GTCCTGAATATATTGGTGGTGGTTCTACTTATGTCAACGTTAACCCGGTTGCTCAGACGTCTGCTACTTCTATTTCTGGCGGTGCTACTCCGCTTGGTAACTTGGCTGCAATGGGTACTGCGTTGGCTAGTGGACATGGTTTTACGTATCATGCTCAAGAACATGGATACATAATTGGATTGGTAAACGTACGTGCTGATTTAACTTATCAGCAAGGTTTACCTAAGATGTGGTCTCGTGAGACACGTTATGATTTTTATTTCCCTGTATTTGCTCATTTGGGAGAACAAGCAGTTCTTAACAAAGAGATTTATGTTACTGGTACATCAACTGATGATGATGTTTTTGGTTATCAAGAGCGTTGGGCTGAGTACCGTTATAAACCTTCTCAGATTACTGGTTTGTTTAAGTCTACAAGTGCTGGTACGATTGACCCTTGGCATTACGCTCAGAAGTTTACTTCGCTACCTACGTTGAATTCAACGTTTATTCAAGAAACGCCACCTATTGACCGTACGACTGCAGTTGGTTCAGCTGCTAACGGTCAGCAATTTTTGATGGATGCGTTTTTTGATTGTAAGATGGCTAGACCTATGCCTATGTATAGTGTTCCTGGTTTAATTGACCATTTCTAATGTAATTTACCTGGACTACTCCGTAAGGAGTAGTCAGGAAACAACCGAAGGGCGTTAGTATGTTTGGTGATTTTTTATCCAGTGCTGTTAGTGTTTGGAATGCTGAAAAGAATCGTGATGCTGCAGCGCAAGCTCAGAATCAGAGTGAAGCTTTTTCAGAGCGTATGTCTAATACTACTTATCAGCGTATGATTGAAGATTTAAATAAAGCTGGTTTATCGCCTATGTTGGCTTATTCTAAGACTGGTTCTGCACCTACAGGATCTCCTGTTACTGGTACTAGTTCTGTTGAAGCTCCTAAGTTTGGTGAGACTTCATTACGTAAGTCGCAAGCTGCTTTGGCACAAGAGCAGGTTGATGTTGCTAAGTCTACAGTTGCATTAAATAATAATTCTGCAGCTAAGGCTGCTGCTGATGCTGATGCATCTGATAAGTTGGCTCGTAAGTATGAACAGGAAACTGAGAATCTTAAGTTGTTTCCTGGTATGTCTGAAGCTCAAATTGCTGAACTTAAGTCTAGGGCTGGACTTCATAGTTCATCTGCTGGTAAAGTTGAGCAAGATATTAATCTTCATAAACCTGCGGAGGAGTTTAAGAAGGAGAATCCTAATATTGCTAAGTATATGAGTCCTTTACAGGAATCATTACGTACTATTTTTGAAGGTTTGGGGTTATTGCGTGGTTCATCAGCAATGCCATTTGTTACTAAGAACGCACCGAAAGGGAAGTGAAATGACTAAAGTATTTGTTCGTAATCCTTATAATTACGATATGGCTCTTGCTTCGGAAGAGTCTGGTCTTTTATGTAAAGACCCGAGTTTGGCTCAACAACACATGAAGGATGAGTGTGATATTAATGTTTTAGTTGAGCGTTTTGGCGTAACTGGCAGTATGCCTGTAGCGCCAATAGAGCCGTCTTACGGCGATTTTAGCGGTGTAGGTGACTATCACACCGCGTTGAATAAGATTAAAGCCGCTGATGAGGCTTTTATGGCTTTGCCAGCTAAGATTAGGGCTAAGTTTGATCATGACCCTAATGCTTTGTTAAATTATTTGCAGAATGAAGAGAATCGCGATGAAGCGATTCAAATTGGTCTTATTGACGGAAAACCTGTGGTTGCTCCCGTTGTTTCTGCAGTAGAAACACCTAAGGAATCGTCGTAAGACGGTTCCAGCACATTTACGTTACTAGATGTAAATGTGCTAGGTGACACCAAAACCACTTTTATTAACTACGGAGTGCAATGTTATGAGCCTTTATAGAAAACCAATGAGCAAGCATGGCGCAGCTAAGAAGTTTCGTCGTGGCGTAAGCAAGACTAAGAGCATTAATATGCGTACTTCACCGCAACGCGGTGGTTTTAGACTTTAATTTATGGCATGTTATACGCCCTTAACGGCGTATCAATGTGCTGATAAGTCTTTAGTTTGGCGGGATAACATCCCAGGTACGGATGTTATTCGTACTTTATCATTGCCATGTGGTCAGTGTGTTGGTTGTCGCCTTGAACGCTCACGTCAGTGGGCTGTTCGTTGTATGCATGAGGCACAAATGCATACGAGTAATTGTTTTATTACTCTTACTTATGCTCCCGAATTTATTACGGAAGCTAAGGATTTATCGCTGAATTATGAACATTTTCAGTTATTTATGAAGCGTTTACGTAAGCGTTTTACAGGTAAAACGATACGTTTTTATATGGCAGGTGAATATGGTGAATTACGTGATCGTCCTCATTTCCATGCTTGTATCTTTGGGATTGATTTTGAAGATAAGAAGTTTTTCAAAAGAACGGAGACTGGGTCTATCTTATATACGTCAAAGATACTTGAAGAACTTTGGCCGTATGGCTATAGTTCTGTTGGTGATGTCAATTTTGAATCTGCTGCTTATGTTGCTAGATACATTATGAAGAAGATTAATGGTAAACCCCGTTTAGATAAAGACGGTAAGTGGGTTGACCCTATGGACCATTATCGGTATTGTGATTTAGAGACTGGCGAGTTGATTGATCGTACTCCTGAATTTAATAAGATGTCTCTTAAGCCTGGTATTGGTCAGGCTTGGTTTGATAAGTTCATGTCAGACGTTTATACGACTGACTCGGTTGTGGTGCGTGGCAAAAAGTGCCGTCCACCACGTTTTTATGATAATAAGTTTAAAGAATTGTTTCCAGAGCAGTTTGATGATATACAATTCGCTAGGGAAGTCGAAGGACGCTCCCGATTTGAAGATAACACTTTAGAGCGTTTGGCTGTAAAGGAAAAAGTCGCTTTGGCTAAGTTATCGCTTTTAAAACGTAAGATTTAAAGGAGTTTTTATGAAATTAGTTATTGTTTCTATTAAAGACCGCGCTGCGGACGCATTTGGACGTCCAGCGTATGTTGCTACTGAAGGTGTAGCTATTCGTCAGTTTAGTGATGAGGTTAATCGTGCTAGTGAAGATAACCAAATTTATGTACATCCTGACGATTTTGATTTATATTATTTAGGCACATTTGATGATAATAGTGGTGCCTTTGATTTATTGGCTTCTCCTAAGCAGATTTGTTTAGGAAAGCAAGTTAAGATTCGTGAGAATATGTAAGTTTTTTTAAAACCGTATCACTCGTAAGAGTGGTACGGAACTCTACGGGAGATGATATGCATCGCAATAAGTCAGTAAGTTCTCATAGTTTTGCTATGGTTCCTAAAGCGGAAATTCCGCGTTCTAGTTTTGATACTCAATACGCACATAAAACTACGTTTGATGGCGGTTATTTAGTTCCTATTTATTGTGATGAAGTCCTTCCAGGCGATATGCACAATGTTAAGGCAACTATGTTTGCCCGTTTGGCTACGCCATTGTTTCCAGTGATGGATAATTTGCATCTTGATACATTTTTCTTTTTTGTACCTAACCGATTAGTTTGGACTAATTGGGTTAAGTTTATGGGTGAGCAAGCGAACCCTAGTGATTCTATTTCTTATGTTGTTCCGCAGATTACATCGCCAGCAGGCGGTTATGCGGTTGGTTCAATTTTTGATCATTTTGGTCTTCCTACTGCTGGCCAGATTACTGGCAGCAATACGGTTACGCATAATGCGTTACCGTTACGTGCTTATAATTTAATTTATAACGAGTGGTTTAGAGACGAGAATTTGCAAAATTCCGTTGTTGTTAATACCGGTGATTCCGGTGATGATGTTACAGATTACACGATGGTACGTCGTGGTAAGCGTAAAGATTATTTTACTGGTGCATTGCCTTGGCCTCAGAAGGGTGATTCTGTGTCATTACCTTTAGGTTCTTCTGCACCTGTTTTGCGTACTTCTAACGCTAGTGCGTGGACTGCTAAGCAAGAAGGTACTAATACTGCTTCTGCAGCTCAGGATTTTTTAATTGGTACTGGTGGTACTTTAGATGCTGGTAATTTATATTCTGTATCTTTAGACCCAGGTGTTAATGGTTTGTATGCTGATTTGAGTGATGCTACGGCTGCAACTATTAATCAGTTGCGTCAATCATTTCAAATTCAGAAATTGCTTGAGCGCGATGCGCGAGGTGGTACACGTTACACAGAATTGTTACGTGCTCATTTTGGTGTGACTCCTCAAGATTATCGTTTACAACGTCCTGAATATATTGGTGGAG